TCTGATGTAGCACCATTAACAACCGTTCCATAAATTTGCACGTTATTAAAATAAACTTTATACGCTACGTCATCACTTGACGAAGTATCAAAATAAACGGGTGTAAATTGAGCTATTGTATAACCTTTCCCTGTTTGTGATTCTATTACTGTAGTTTCGTTATTATCTATTGCTATTGCACCACTATAAGCATAAAGACGGTTGTCTATGAAACTAAATACTTTACTGGTGCCAGTAAAGACAGCGTTAGTTTTGCTCATTCAAAGTAAAGAGTCACTGCACCACCACTAGCGGTTGCACTTCCTCCAGAATTGAACTGTACTGCTATTTGCAAGTCAATGTTATTGACTCCAGATAAAGGAAAAGCGACAGGGACGGACATATAGCCTTGAAATGCTCCAGCATCGGCAGTGTCACCAGCAGAACCCCATATAACCAAATTTTGTTCGGACATATTACTTCCTAGAAGCCTTGCCACGATTGTGGTTCCTTTTGCATTGAATGTGTCAAAAGCACAGTCAATTCTGGATATCCTACTAGATCCCTGAGGCACCTGAATATTGCCTAGTGCCGAGCTTGACATATTGTCAGTTAATGAAAAATACGTTTTGTCGGTTGGTGTGCTATCGAAAGTTCTCGTTATTGTTGTTGCCATCTTAGAGTCTAAAGTAAAGCTTACTTCCTCCTAGTTTTAATTGAGGCCACTGTTTACGAGCAAAAGCACCCGCTACTGCTACAAGTGAAGCCCCGACTAATGTCTTACGTCCGGTATCAGTTCCAATCATATCTATTGCATTACCTGACAAAGTATTGAAGGCGGTTCCTATTTGCCCGTCCATGACATCTTTAAGGACACCTTCAGTAATAACACTTTTGGAAGTTCCCTTAGATACTTTCCCTGCGTTTAGGTATGATGCTATTGCTAGACCCGATGCCATACCTGTAACACTTGGGTGCGGAATTCCTTTTCTCATTTTGCTATTACTCCTTTTGTTGTTTTTGCGAACGTATGCCCGTCTAGCCGTTTTACGGACTTGGCCCTTCCGTGTGGAACGCTTCCGAGACTTGGACGAGTCGTAAGAAGATTTAGAAATTAGCTTTCCATTTCTGAAATACATCCAATTTCCTTTTTTGTTCTTTTTACGGTAGACACCAACGGGCATAATCAATTAACCTTTAATCCATTATATAACTGTATTGCTAATACAAAAAATATAAATAGGCTTCATGCTATGTAGTAATATGGACGAGTCGAATAAAGAATATACAAAGCCTGACATTTCTGCACCTTTGCAGAAGCGTGATTCCTACCTTGTAGTTAAGGAGGATGATATGACCCTAGTCACTATTGACCTAGTTGAGAAAGTGAACATTACCACAGACGGGGGTATAAAAGAAGGGGTTAAGGTAACGTGCCGAGAAGTTATCACTAAAACCGATCTAGACGAGGATGGTCAGAAAACGTTTCACCATACGACAACACAGGAACCTAAAATAAAAGAGTCCTATTCTACGTCATCCTTCTATCTACTCAAAGACTTTGAGAGTGCTAGTCACTGGCCTAAGGAAGGTATCTTCTATTGGGTATGGAAAGCATCCGACGGGGTAAGGTGGCAGGAAGCATGAAGCAGGTTCAATGTAAAAAGTGCAAGTCAACAGATGTGTTAATCTACAATCGAAAGACTGGTATGTGTGAAGTATGTCACAGAACTAAACAACACGAGGACACATTGAATAGAGCTTTGAGTAATCTTAATTCTCTATGGGATGACCTATGATTAATTGTGAAGATTGTCATAGCAACCAATACGGTAAAGTGATATGGATGTGCTGGAAGTGTGAAGTACTAGATCTATTGAACTCAATTAAGGAGCGTCTATGAGACTGTGTTCATGCTATGACATGAACTGGGGTCGTGTATCGGCGACTTGCTCCCAGTGTGGCAGAAAGATTAACGGGGGAGCTTAGGGTATGACGGGGTCAGAAGTGCGAGAATGTGTGCTTCCTGTGCGTTTAAACGGGTGTTTTCAGCGTTTCTCAAGCAAACCCATGCCAACCCCTGCCACATCATCGCCCTTCTTCCCTGCTTCTAAAGATTTTGCAATCATCGGCATTAGTTTAGAGCCTAGTGCTTGAACGTACCACGGCTGACCGGATAGTTCTTCCGCTACATTATGAAGCATAGACAGTTGACTTCCCTCCTCAGAATTTTTCATTTCTTTAGCAACGTTTCCCATTGCTCCAGACCAAAACTTTTGAAGGTTCTTTCTCGCTTGAGGCAACATAAATTCCTCGAAATCGACTAGAGTCTGTTCTCTTATTCTCTTAACGATTACATCTAGTGCTAATAATAATGTCTCGTCACTTTCTGAGTCTCTTAACCAATTCTCTATCCTTATCTGAGTTCTTTTGGGAATCCAAAAGGTATAAATCAAAAAGTAAAGTCCAAAGCTTAATATCCAGATGATGGCAAAAGTCTCGTCCGTCAATCTAACTCATCCCCATTTTTAATTTAACGAAATCTAAACTAACACTAAATCCTTTTTGAATGAGACACGACAAAACCCATGCCGGAGCGACACCCGGCAGATAATATGCATAACCTAGTTTATCAACCGCATTATCTATACATTCCTTAATTGCATCGTCTAGGTCTTTTTCGGGTGGTTGTTCGGGTGGTGTTATGTCGGGCCATTGGAAATCATCAGGTGGTTTATACGGACTATCCGGATCTAGTGCTTCCCTTATCAAAAGCAATTTTAATGCTTCTAGTTGTTCGGTAATAACTGCCGGTATATTTTCTAAAGTTTCGATAAGAGCTAGTAGGGCAGTTGTTGCCTCATCAGCTTTGTCATAAAGTGCTCCTAGTACCACACCTTTTGGAAGTCCTAAATCCACACTAGGTAAAACTTCAGCAACCGCAACCAATGAATTTAACTGCTGAACTCTCTTATCAAACTTTGATAAACCGACCCATGCCATAGCGGTAATAATTGGGCTTAAAGTTGGAATGGTAATCTCTAACCATTTAGACCACTTTACTTCTTTGAGGATATCGGCTAGATCTGGCGTTTTCTTATCTGCCATTAAATCTTATACCCAGTTAGCATACAGGAAACCGCCCCGTTATTAGCTGACTGTGTAGCCTGAACTTTGACCGTTGAGTTAGGAGGAATAACAAACTCTAACATTTTAGGCTGAACTCCTAAATTAAAATCTACTATAACAATCTTTTCAATAAACAACCCCACCCCGTCAACATTCACAGTATAGGAAAGCGTTTCACCTGCTCCCATACTAGACCAGTCAAATCCTATCATCACTCTAGTTAAAAAGAAGGAGGATGGATTAGTATAGTTAAGGAGGGTTACGGCTGATGAGGTGAGACTTTTTGAACCGCTCCAGCCGTAAATATATCCCTCTTTAACTCGCTGAACTGACTCGGATGCACCTAGAACCATAGATCTAGTACACCCTTCCGGTTATAATCGCACCCAGATTTAGAGTGCTTGTATCTGTTCTATTATAAGCAATTACTTTAACTAAAGTTAAGGGTGGAATAAGTAATTGTGTATATTGAAAGGGTGTCTCTGATGTAGCACCATTAACAACCGTTCCATAAATTTGCACGTTATTAAAATAAACTTTATACGCTACGTCATCACTTGACGAAGTATCAAAATAAACGGGTGTAAATTGAGCTATTGTATAACCTTTCCCTGTTTGTGATTCT